GGGAGGTTACCGTCCACGCGCATTGAAGCACGGAACGTGACGAGGTCCGCACTGAATGCGAAGTCGTCCGAACGGTCCAGACGGAGGCCGCCTGCCATGCGTACGTAGTACGAAGGCAAGTGTCCGAAGATGACCGACTTGGTTGCCGAAGCGTTCGAGGCCATTGCTGGGTTCTCAAACACTGGGTAGCTCAGGACACGGTCGTTTCCGTCAGCCAACGCTGGGCTGAAGATGTACGCGCCGTTGTTGTCCTTCAGCTTGCGAACGACACCCAATGACTGGGTGTTCATCATCCAGCCGACACCAGGCAAACGACGTGCTGAACCGTCAAGGCTGTATGCCAAGTCGATCAGGTTGTCTGCGGTGAAGGTTGGACCCGAGGCTGTGCCAGTCACAGCCGAAGAGGCTGCGGTGACGATACCGAGTGGGAGCGTGGTGCCCGCACCGACTGTCAGGTCGTTGTTGACCTTGAAGCCGAGTGCGTTACCGGTCTGGGTTGCGAGGAAGGCGAGGATGTCCACGCCCGAGTCCTCGATGAGTTCACGCGACAGTTGCACCAGGAACGAGTACTTGTAAGCACCCAAGGTGATGAAGCTGTTGAACGTCGGGTCGGACTCGGCGATGGCTGTGCCTTCACCGGTGATTGCTGCCGTTGACCAACCAGCCTGCGATGGGATCTGGAGGTTTTCGCCACCAGCCGTGCGGAGGGTTGTTGAGGTCTCAAGCATTGGACCGACGAGTCGGGCCTGCTCAATCACTTGGTTGTAGAACGAAGTTGGAACTGGTGAGCCAGTCGAAGTCTTGACGACGTCGCGCTGCTCGAACGTGTAGCCACGGGTTTCGCCACGGGCCATTGAACGGATGACATCCGCATCAAAGGTCTGTGCCTTTTCCGTACGAACCTGTGAGACCAGGTCGCGGGTCGCGGCCTCGATCTTGGCTTCACGGACAACGTCAGCCTTCAAGGCTTCGATGCGTGCTGCACGCTCGTTGAGTTCTTCGTTCATCTTGCTGTAGGAAGCCTCTTCCTCAGAAGTGAGGTCGCGCTTCTCGGCAGCTGCGGTGTCGAGAAGAGCCTTGGCTGCATCCCAAGCACGCTGACGCTGCTCGACTTGACGGTTGATGTATTCGTTTGACATGAGTTGTTTGTCCTCTCAGACGTTAGGTATTCGTGATACGCAAGGATTTGTATCGCACCCAGCGAGGCTCCTCAACTGGCAGTCGCAGCGGCTCCGCACATCAACTGTGCAAAGAATACTAGGCGATGGTCTTCAACAGGTCAAGTTGCTTGGACAAGATGCCGATACGCGACGGAGTAGAAGTCGGCTCGGGTTGCTTGCGCAACTTGCCGACCACTTCGTTCAACAGTCCAGCCTGCTCATCGTTCAGCTCCGACCCGGCTTCAAGCACCGTGATCGCCGCAGCAAGTTTGTCTGCATCCACCTGGGTGCGCTCAGCCAAAGCATCAAGGCTGCGCACCGAAGCAGATGTGGCTTCGTAGGCAGGGAACCCGGTCACGACCGACACTTCGTACAGACGCACTTCTTTGAGTTCGCGTGTCGAGCCGTCGTCGGAATACTTGTCGCCGCCACGAGGCACCGAGAAGCCGAACGACATTGAGTCCACGTCGCCGCGTTGCATCAGGATTGACAAGTCACGGCCGACCGTGGTTGGTGGCAGGTCTGCGTCAACTAGCAAACCTTTGGAATCTTCTTCCAGGCGTAGCGTGCCGGCACGAGTGGTGCCGAGCAGCATGTTGGAATCATGGTTCAGATACATGCGCACGTTGTTGCGTGAGTTCAATGATTTCTTGAATGCACCAGGCAACACCGTCTCGGTGAACGGCAATGGTTGCGATGGTGAGTTGAACACGGCAGCGTACCCACGAAACGACATGTATTCGTTGTCGTCGTCAACGGTGGAACGAATCTCGAACTCGCTGAATTGAACTCTGCGTGTCTCAACTTTATCGGTCATCATTTCCTCGAAGATCGTGGGTGGCCTTTTGGAAGAAGGTCATTGTCTGTGATGTATGCGGCATTCGCAGGTCTGCCACGCTTCAAGAGTACCAAGAAAGCGTTGACTCTTGCCATAGACCATGCAGCTCTGCTAATGCCAGGGCGATGAGACGTCGAGTATGCACCCGACCCGCGACGATAGACGGCACGCAACATTCCGACCGTGGCACGCTTCCAACTCGGATCACCTGCATCCAAAGAGTCGTTGTGTTCGGTTGCTTTGTTGCGCAAACCTGTCTCAATCGCTTCGGTCAACTCAATCGTTCCCGACCCGGCAGCCTTCCCGGCTGAACCCGCAGGGTTCACTTTGGAACCTGTGATTTGGTCTTTGGCTGGTGCTGGTTCTGATTCCGCACGTTCGGCTTTCACCTTCTCCGACTGACGCTCAAACCATTGCAACGCAGGTTGCGGGTTCGTTGGGTCCATGCCCCACAAATAGAACGCAACCGCACCAGGGCCAGGGAACTGCTCATTGTTCGGATTGCTGTTTTGAACTGCATCCAAATCAACCATGTGGCGTGCACCCCAAGCAGCGGCACGCACAACCTTGTCCTCCGTTACTCGACCAGCAGCCAAGTCGCGTGCTTCACGAACCGTCTTGTCGGTGACACCGTCACCAGCCAATCCTTTGCCGTAGTAATCCAAACCTTTGCGGGCGTTGCTGCGAATGTAGACGGGAACATCGAAGGACAGTTGACGGAAGATGTTGATGAACGGTGCCGAGTAGTAGGCGTCTTCACCGCTGATGTTGCCGGTCTGAACGGTTTGCCCTGGGTTGTCGTTCGGCAAACCTTCAACGGGTTCCCATGCTGCGCAGTAGTAGGCAGGTGCGACCAACGCATCCCACCGTTTGCAGTAGAAGTTTTTGTAGTAGCCGCAGTTGCCACAGTTGCGATTCGCAGGCACGTCTGGTGACGACGCAGGCCGATACGCAGCAGGCAGGTTCGGTGAGATGCGCTCGTTGTAATCGCCACCCGGTTCTAAGTCTTCTGCGATTGACACCGCAACCATTTGGGCGATAGCAGCTTCTTTCGTGGTGTGGCAACCGATTACTTCACCGTCTTCTTTGACGGTGGCAAAGCCGTTGCACCCGGCCGCAGAGTCGTCAACGAAATAAGGCATCAGAGCATCAACATTACTTGCAAGTCGTCGTCCTCGGCAGAGAATGTGATAGACCCCACAGCCGATGCCGACAGTCCGACGAAGATCGGGGCAAGATACGCCTCCACCACATTCGGCGCAACCTCAACGATGATGTCCTCGACGATGACAACTTCTTCAATCTTTTTCTTCTTTGGTCTCGGGTATCGGTACGGTTCGCCACCGCCACCCGCATCAGGCTGAGGTTGCGGAGTAACCGTTCCCACCGCAGTAGCAACCATCGCACCCAACTCGGCGTTCATCGTCCCCAACGGAATGACCGTTCCAGTGGCCGCAGCAACCAAATCACCTAGCGACGACTCGGCAGAACCGAGGTGTGTCACCGTGCCAGTGGCATCAGCAACCAAACCACCCAGCAACGCCTCACCAGAAGCAGGGTGTGTCACCGTGCCAGTTGCGCTCGATGTCGCCGCTCCGAGGCTCCCAGACGCCGATGCGGCGATGGTGGTCGCACCATTGGCGTTGGCGGTCAGCCCGCCAAGCTCTGATGCTGCGGTTGCCAAATGCTCAACGGTGGCTGATGACGTCGCCGACAATGCACCCAGCAACGCTTCCGCTGTCGCAGTCACGACCGGCACGACCGTGCCGGTTGCCGACGCCGTCAAACCACCCAGGGCACCAGCAGCCGTAGCCGTGGTCGTGAATGTAAAGCCGTCTAATTTGCCGTCGCCATCAAGCGTGGAAGTGTCAAGAATGAACGCAGGTGACGGACCGTCAAGGCCGACGTCAGCGTCGTCGAGTTGTGAGGTGTTGAGGATGAACCGTGTTGTCACGGTTGCCTACTTAGGATGCGACGGTCAGTGAGACGGTCAGGGCTGCCGACGAGATCGTGAACGTGTCGCCTGCCGTGTAGGCGTTGGCGGTAACGGTTCCCGAGAACAAAAAGTTTCCTGCTGAGACGTTGTCCCATGCTGAGAAGTGTGTTGCGTCTTGCGAGCCGGCGATGTTCGTCCAGGTAAGTGCGGTATCAGATGTGAGCGTGCCCGATGAGGCTGCGGAGAACGACGCTTCTTTGCGGGTGGTTTCTGTTGCCGCGTTCGCGGTTGCAGCTGCACCTGGGTCACCAACATGAAGTTTTACATACACGGCCGCCACAGCGAAAGTGTCATTGTTACCCAAAGCATCAAGCCATTGGTTTGCAAGATAGTTGGAGATTCCGGTGGCCATTAGTCGTCAACCCTTTCGGTGATGTGCAGGATTCGACCATCGGCGTCACGCTCAACCGTACGAACAACGGTCCGCTGCTCAGGCATCTTCACGTTCACGACTGTTTCTGGCACGTTGACGATTGGTGCGTCGACATGCACGTTGGGTGTTGACACATGGAAGATTTGTTCAGGCATGTTCAAGTTCAGTTCACGAGTCCCAGCGTCGTAGACCGTTGCCGGGGCGATTGGGTTGATGGAAGCCACAGGTTGCAACGCCGAAGTTGGAACACCCGTGTGCTCAATCTCAGGCATGTCAAGAGCCTTCAACACGGCAGCAGGTTGGAACCCTGACGCAACGAGTCGTTGCACGATTGCAGACTTGCGATCCAAGTCGGCAAGGTTCGCAGCGTTGATGTCGATGTTGGTGAGCGGTACTCGGTAGACGTCGCCACCTTGAATCGGTGACATGTCCTCCAGGCGTCGCACATCGTTGACCGACATGTAGCCGTTGTTCAACCCTTGCGCATACGAAGCGTTGCGTGCAGCGATGTCGCCGCGCAACAAACCTGCGGTAGTGAAACGGATAAAGGCGCGACCCGCCAACAAGACGCTGTATTCTGCTTCGACCTTTGACAGATATGGGACCAAGGAATGTTGCAGGAACGCCAACTGGTTTGCTTCGACCGACGCATACGACATCGCACCTGGTGTCGTGACACCAATCATGGATGGTGGCACACGGAAGATTCGGGCAATCTCCTCAACTGCGAACTGTCGTGACTCGATGAACTGCGACTCGTTCGGGTTCACACCAGTCTTTTCAAATGTGGCACCACCGAACAAGATGCCTGGGCGATGCGAACGACGCAAACCTTTGTGGCCGTCCTCGAATGCGTCAACAAGATTCTTGGCTTGCTCACGCGACAGGTTGCCGGGGAACTGGATGATGCCAGAGGTCTGCGAACCTTGCCCGAAGAATCGGGCAGCGAACTCTTCAAGTGCGCGTGCAAGACCAAGGTTCTCTTTGACGAGGTCGATGCGGGATTTGCCACGCAACTCACCCGGCAAGCACAAGTCCTTGATGTGGATCATGTCCACGTCCTCGATGCGGTCGCGTGCCGAGTAGACGTAGAACAGGCGGCCGTTGTTGTCACGACGCACTTCAACGAACTGCGGGTTCAACACCGACAACGCCAACACTTCGCCTTCTTCGTCACGAATGATGCGCGTGAACGAGTTCCCGTTCAACAGCAACGAAACAAGAACCTGCTGGAAGTGGTCGTCCTTGGTGACACCGATGTCGGGTGCGTCAAGCCAAACAGGACGCGGACGATACTGCAACCGCACACCATCCTGGCGGATGTATGAATCCACCGGCAGGCTTGCAATCGTGTCGGCAATCAGACGCACACATGCGTACACCGTTCCGATTTTGAGTGAGTCGTCTTGCGTGACGTAGGTGCCTGAGTTCGTCGTGAACGTGTAGCCGTCACCGAGCGCGAACAACGATTGGAAAGAAATCGCACGCTCTTCATCGGCACGCTTGGTCAGACGGTCAATTATCACTTGTCATCCTTCACGATTCGAGACATGGCAAACGCCGACACGAGACATGCCACACCGATAACAGCCATACCAAATGCTGGTGTTACCAGCCACGCCGCACCAATCAAACATCCCAAACCGACCAGCTCCAATACAAAGACTCGCATGTGTCCTCCCATGTTAGATGACCAAGCCTACTCAAACCACGAAGAACCCAGGATTAGGCGTTGCCTCCGGTGTGGTAGTTGCACGGTCGGTTGCCATCGCCAAAGCAATCACCGCGTCAATCTTGCGTTTTGATTTACCTTTACTGAGCGTCCAACCGTTGTCTTTTATCCGTGGCGCAGCCGACAAGACCTGATCAGTGAACACAGGATTCCCATCATGAGCCAACTTCTGATTCACAATCAACTCATAAAGATTCCCGCACGCAGGAATCATCCGTTGCGGAGACTGCGGAAACTCGACCATAGGGAACCCATCTTCAGCCAACGCTTCAGCCGACCGTTGAAAGAACGCCGGGTCATACGCAATCTCCTGCACGTTGAACTTCTGCGACAACTCACGCAGATACGACTCCACCGCAGCGACATCCATGATGCCGCCGTCAGGCAACCAAATCTTGGAGACGGCCACGAGACGTTCACCATTGAAGCCACAATGCACCACAGCGATTGAATCGTGCTTGAGTGCCATGTCCACACCCACCCACACCGTCTGGCCGTCTGAGAGAGTCTCCGTGGATCGGCACAGCTCCCAGGCTCCCTGCGGTAGCCACGAGTCGGCTGCCGTGCGAACCCACTGGTTCAGGCGATACCTGCGCACCGCAACCTCGGAGGTTTGACGCACCGCAATCTCCATGTCCTCCGGGTCAAGCAACCCTTCAGCAATATTCGGATTCGCATCAGCCCACGCCTGACGATCACCCAGGTCGCAACCTTCCGGTGCTTCCCACCACCAGAACCCGAACGTGTCATCATCAATCTCGTTACGACACACCTTCTGGCCGTAGGCGTAAAGAGTTCCGCAGATGCTCGACATGTCATACCCGGCAGTCGTGATGGCAACAATCTGCGGATCACGACGAGCACCTGAACCCAACGTCAACGCATCCCACAGCTCCGAGTTCGGCTGCACATGCAACTCGTCAAATACCACCGTGCTCGGGTTCAAACCCTGTTGAAGTTTCGCATCACTCGACAACACGCGGTAGATGCTGTGCGTCGAAGGCACCTCAATCACATCTCGATACACCTTGCAGATACCAGACAACGCAGGCGACTGCTGCACCTGCCACTTCGCCTCATCAAACACCACACGCGCCTGGCGACGGTCACCGGCAGCCGAATAGACCTCGGCCCCATGCTCGCCCTCGATCAGACCGTAGAGCGCAATCAGCGAACCCAGCAACGACTTGCCGTTCTTACGACCCAACCCAATCACCGAACGCTTGTATCGAAGCAGCCCATCAGCACGACGCTCAAATAACGAATCCAACAACGACGCCTGCCACTCGGTCAACACCAACGACTGACCCGCACGTATCCCTTTGGAGACGTGCATGAACGACTTAGCGAAATCAGACACCCGACCACCATCAGTGATCGGATGCTTACGAGACGTCGACCACCTGGGCGTTGCGACGACGGAATTGGTCAAGCTCATTAGCAACCCTTATCTCGGCGAGACCAAGACGAGCCCGGTCAGACGGTGTGAACCCCAACAACGATAGCCAAGCCGTAATCTGCGCGAGCGACTCCTGCTTCTGCTTCACCAACGGATGCGTCACCAACTGCCCGTTCGCCGTTGAATAGAACTGCCTAGTCACATCCTTGGCAAGCCAAGCATTGATGCGTGCCACGTTCTCCACCTGCTGACACAACAACTCAATCAAAGCCGAGTCATGCTTCTCGCTCAGATGCCGACGACCCGCATCCCAGAACATTGACCAGTACGCAGCACCGTAGGCATCCAACGTGTCGGGTGCTTTCGGCAGATCAGCCAGGCCAACCGTCGCCAAGGCAAACTCTGGCACCGGCACGGCAGGCAAACCAGTGACACCACGCTTGCGTTTCTTCTCAATCGGTTCACGCCGCTTGCCGCGGCCGACTCCGGTTCGTTGCGTTGCCACGCATCAAGGGTAGGCGGTACCCGACCACGCAGTGTGCACACACTGCGC